TCGGTGCAGGATTCGAAAGAAGGTGAAATGCCCGATCTTTATGCCATGCACCAAAAGTATGAGGACAGCGGGTCTGTCCCCGGTTATGCGTTTGGCGGTTTATTCAAAAACTTGATGGGCCATATCCACAACATTGGCCATAACTGGTCAGGAAACCCTGATGTTCAACCTGAGCAGGTTTCTCAGCCGGGTCAGACTGTTCAGCAACAGGAGGCCGTTGAAAGTTCGCCTTCCAGCCTGAACCAACTTGCCGCCAATTACGGCGAGGGCAGCGGTGGTGATGGTGGTGGCGGCGAGGCCGAAACAACCGCTGCAACCACTGGATCTTCATCGACGCCGACAACCGAGACGGAACAGCCGTATCTTGGCGGCAACCTCATCATGACTGAAGAGGAAAACAAGCAGTATGATGATCTGATCAATTCGCAGCAGGGCGAGCCGCAATCGTTTGGCCCGGACAACACTCCGCTTCCGCCCACAAAGCCAACCTATTTGCAAAACTTTGACTACAGCCAGTATGCAGACCCGCTTGCGGCTCGTTACGCCTTTTTGTCAAAGGCGCTGAACCCAACGATTGCTGCTGCGGCTATGGGCAACTTCCAAGTTGAAAGCGGCAACAACCCAAATCAGCTTCAGACTTCAAACGGAACATCAACGGGCAAGCCGCTTTATACAAAACAGAAAGGCTTTGAAAACCTTCCAACTGGATATGGATCTGCGCAATGGGGAACCACGAGGCTCACGAATTTGGGGGCCAATGACCCCAACAAGCTGGGGCTCTATGACTTTGCCGACCGTTACGGGCTCGACCCGAATACGACCGAAGGTCAGGACAGGTTTCTCGTTTACGAACTGACGACAAACCCTGAGTATCGCAACGTCTACAAAAACCTGTTGAAGTCAGGAAACGATGTTGCTGGCGCGTCTTACATTTTTGGAAGCGGGTATGAAGCGCCGAAGAACCTCAGCGCAAGCCTCAAGCAGCGTCAGCAAGATGCGCTGATGTACCAGAACCTTTACACCAATGGTTTGGACTCATTGACTGACGCCCAGCGTCAGCGGGTTGCCGACACGCAAAAGAACATTTTGGACCCGTACTTCAACAAGTTGGCCGAGGACAAGGCCGCGCTTGAAAAAGAGCAGTATGATAAATGGTTTGAAGATCAGAAGTCCGCTTTCTTTAAGCGCACTGACGAAATAAACGCCAAGGCGGAAGCCGACGCCAAGGCGGAAGCTGACGCCGCCAAGGCCAAGGCTGACGCCGAGGCCGCAGAAAAGGCTCGCGCTCAGGATCAGGTTGCTCAAAACAACAACGATCTTGGCGACGTAGGGTTTAACCCTGTCACTGACACATCGGTCAACGACCGGATCATGGCTGACTCGAATGCCTTGCTCGACCAATCTGTTCAAAACGGGTTGAACTACAATTACCAAGATCCGTTTAATCTGCTCGCAAGCGGTTTGTCGCAATATGTGCTGCCGGAAACTTACAGCAGTAGCGGAAGGCCCGGCGGCGGAAATGATGGAACTGGAACCCAGTTGTATATTTCTCCAGATTTTCCAAGTTGGTACACGGAGCCATTTGCCGAAGGCGGAAGCGTTGGCTTCAGGCCCATGTTTGATGGCGACAGCGAGATGCTTCAGGCCCGCGCCAAGCAGTTGGCGAGGCAGGCATATGAAAACCCGAAAAGCCTTTCTACCAGCGAGCGCAAGGAATGGAATGAGCTTGCGGGCAAATATAACCTTCCGCCGTCAGCCGGAAGTCAAAATACATATGAAGAACAAACAGAAGAGACGATGAGTGGCTTGCAAAAGGGTTTAAGTTCGCGTCAAAAAGAGAGAACATATGCAAAGGGCGGGCTCGTTTACGATCCTGCTGAAATTGATGCGCTTGCCGCGCAAATTCGTGGAGCCGCCTGATGCCCGAGACCATGCATGAAGACGATGATCTTGATCAGGACGATGTTGTTCGCCTTGAAGACGAGTTCAACGAGGTCGAAGACACCGAGGACGGCGGCGCAATCATTCGTTTGGAAAGCGAGGCCGACCAGAAAGCGCATCTTGAGCATTTCGCCAACATCGCGGACGAAGTTGATCCGTCGATGCTGCGCGAAGCCGTGAATGATCTTGTCGAGAAGATCGAGAAAGACAAGGAAGCCCGCGAAAAGAGAGATAAACAGTATGAAGAGGGCATCCGCCGCACTGGTTTGGGTGACGACGCACCCGGTGGAGCGCAATTTTCAGGGGCCAACAAAGTTGTTCATCCACTGTTGGTGGAATCTTGCGTCGATTTTTCCGCTCGCTTCATGAAAGAAGTGTTCCCGCCCGGTGGCCCTGTCAAAAGCAAGGTGCTTGGCATTCAGGATAACGAGAAAATCTCCAAGGGTCGCCGCAAGGCCGACTTCATGAACTGGCAGGCGACCGAGCAGATGGCCGAGTTCCGTGGCGAACTTGAGCAGCTCAGCACACAGCTCCCTTTGGGCGGTGGCCAGTACATGAAGTTCATGTGGAACGGCCAATACAAGCGTCCGGTTTCCGAGTTTGTGCCGATAGATGATGTCTATCTGCCTTTTGCGGCTACGAATTTCTACACCGCCGAGCGCAAGACGCATGTCCAGTACGTCACAAAGATGGAATACGACCGTCGAGTGAAGTCTGGGATGTACCGCGACGTTGATGTCGGCGCTCCAGAAGACCCTGATTACAGCGAAGCCTCGAAGGCCAACGACAAAGTCGAAGGCCGCAGGGATCTTGCTTACAATGAAGATGGCCTTCGCACCATTTTCGAAATCTACACGCACTTGGACTTCGGCGATGGCATTGAGCCCTACATCATCAGCATCGATAAGACCAGCGAGAAGGCCCTGAGCCTTTATCGAAACTGGGAACCTGATGATGATATGCGCAAGGAACTGGAGTGGATCGTTGAGTTCCCCTTCGTCCCGTGGCGTGGCGCGTATCCAATCGGCCTGACGCACATGATTGGTGGCCTTTCCGGGGCCGCTACAGGCGCTTTGCGCGCGTTGCTTGATTCTGCCCACATTCAGAACGTCCCGACGCTCCTGAAGCTCAAGGGAGGCCCCGGAGGGCAAACGCTGAACGTGCAGCCGACTGAGGTCGTCGAGATCGAGGGCGGCACAATGGTCGATGACGTTCGCAAGATCGCCATGCCACTGCCGTTCAATGGTCCGAGTCCGGTTCTTTTCCAGCTTCTTGGCTTCTTGGTCGATGCTGGCAAGGGCGTTGTGCAGACTACCTTCGAAAAGTTGGCCGATCAGAACCCAAATCAGCCTGTTGGAACGACGATGGCGCTGATTGAGCAGGGAATGGTCGTCTTCAGCTCCATTCATGCTCGTCTTCACAACTCGATGGCGCGTTGTTTTAAGATTCTGCACCGGATAAACTCGGCCTATCTGACTGTTGAAGACATCAAGGCTCAAGAATCGGGTCTTGAGATCGAACCTTCCGACTTTGACGGCCCATTGGACGTTATTCCGGTCAGCGATCCCTCAATTTTCAGCGACACGCAGCGTTTCGCCCAAACTCAGGCCATCATGCAGCGCGCTCAAGCGATGCCGCAGATGTACGACGCCAGAAAGGTCGAGGAACGCTTTCTGCGCGATATGAAAGTGCCGGAAAACGAAGTCTTGGTGCCCAAGCCGGGCAGCGAGGACATGGACCCGGTGTCAGAAAATGTCGCGGCGACTATGGGAAGGCCGATTTTTGTAATCCCGAAACAAGATCACATGGCCCATATCCAAACACATATGGCATTTCTTAAATCGCCGCTGTTTGGGGCCAACCCCGTGATCACCAGCTCCTACCTGTTCCCAATGGCGAACCATCTGCGTGATCATCTTCTGAACTATTACCTTGTCGAGGCCCACAATGCCGTTGATATGGCTCACAAAGAGGGCCTTATCGAGGAAGAAGCGTCTCAGCAAGTTGGCGTCATCATTCAGGTCCAGCAGTTCATCGAACAGCAGCTTGGCCAGTTTGGTCAGGAACTTGTTCAGATCAACCAGCAGGCCCAGCAGTTTGCGCCGCAGCCGCAGATGCCGCCCGACAACAGCATGCAGATTGCTCAGCTCAACGCGCAGATACAGGGTCAGGCCCTTCAGCAGCGCGCTCAGTCCGATCAGGCTCGCATGCAGATCGAGCAGGCCAAATTGCAGCAGGACGCGGCTCTCAAGCAGGCGGAAATTGCTGCTCGCGGCCAGCAGTCGGCGCAGGACGTTGCCATCAAGCAGGCTCAGTTGGCCAACGACGACAAGCGTTCGCAGCTTGAGGTTGCTCGTGAGCAGTCTCGCCAGCAGGCCGAGGCACAAATGCGCCAGCAGGACGCTCAGATCGAGATGGCGCGTGAGCAGATGCGCCAGAGCGGCGATAGCCAGCGCACCGTTGCCGACAATGCTGCTCGCGAGCGCATGAACACCGCCGACAACCAGACGGCGATGGATCTTGCTCAGCTTGAAATTGCGACCGGGCAAAAGTTCTCGGTTTCAACCGGAACGGGCGTCAATCCCGGCGCTCGTCGATAGGAGACTACAATGGGTGACAAACCTACGACTGGAACTGTGTCGCTCGATGACGGCGCAGTGAAGCAGAAGCACCGCATGGCCGCTGGCCTTAAGGTGAATGGTCAGACGCTTCCTCCGGCCCCCAAGGGCTCGAAGGACAAGAAGACCGGCGCATGAACTTCGAAACCCTACTTCTGAACCGTCTCAAAGCCTCTCAGCAAGAGTTTGCCAATGAAGCTTTGAGGCGTCCTCAGACACGCGACGCATTTGAGTACGGCTATCGCGTGGGCATCGTAGAGGGCTACGAGCTTGCAATAAAAGTACTTTTAACCCTGATAGACGAGGAAAAGTATGGAGATAAAGACCTCTGAGAACGCATTGGCGGAAGCCTTCCCAGCAGTAGATGCTGGCATTCGGCCTTTCGGTAGCCGCGTTCTGGTCCAGATTCGGACACCCCGAAAAATATCCAAGGGCGGCATCATAATCGACCTTGGTACGCAAGAAACCGAAAAGTGGAACACTCAGGTCGCCAAGGTGATCTCTGTTGGCCCGCTGGCGTTTAAAAATCGCACAACAATGGAACCGTGGCCGGAAGGCGCTTGGTGCAAGCCCGGTGATTTCGTTCGTGTCGCCAAATACGGCGGCGACCGTTGGGAAATCGCATATGGCGACATCGGCGAGAAGGCCATGTTCGTGATCTTCAATGATCTCGACATCCTTGGCGACGTAACCGGAGATCCTCTTGCTGTAAAAGCATTCATCTGAAAGGAGATGACAAATGAGCGGTGTTCTGAAGGAAGATGATGACGACATTCAGGGTGGCGACGACGAAAACGTAATCATCGTTGAGGGTGAGGACGGCGACGAAGGCGGTGATGACCGAATTGCCGCATCATCTGACGATGGTCATGAAGATGAGCGAGAAGCGATTCGTGAGCGTCGAAGGCAGGAAAAGCAGGAGCGCAAAGAGCGTCGGGAAGGTGCAATCAAGCGTGACAAGCTTGAATTGGATTTTCTCCGCAAACGAAATGACGATCTTGAGCGGCGAATTTCTGCTCAGGAACAGCGGGCTTACCACTCCGATCTGAATGGGCTTGATGCCCAGATCAACAAGGCTGTGAGCGATGCCCAGCTTGCCGAGCGAGTAATTGCGAAGGCAGTCGAATCTGGCAACGGCAACGATGTGACGCAGGCTATGCGTTACCGCGATCAGGCTTTGGCCAAGGTTCACCAGCTCAATCTGGCGAAGCAACAGGCTGAACGCCGACCCGCTGTTCAGGCTCCTCAGCTCGACGATATGGCGCTGCACCATGCCAAAGAGTTCTTGAAGGATAACCCTTGGTATGATGCTCAAGGTCGCGATGAAGAGTCGGCGATTGTTTTGGCCATCGACAATGCCCTTTCGAAGGACGGTTACAACCCGCAATCCGAAGAGTATTGGGATGAGCTGCGCAATCGCGCCGCTCGGCGTCTTCCTGAAAGGTTTGGGAAGCAGGCATCATCGGGCAGGACGCCCCGAGGTGGCCCTGCCGTTGGATCTGGGCGTGAATACGCTCCGACCAGCACCCGCAAGGAAATCCACATCAGCCCCGAGCGCAAGGCCGCTCTCATCGAGGCGGGCGTCTGGGATGACCCCGTGCTGCGAATGAAGTACGCCAAGCGTTACGCCGAGTATGACCGCAATAATCGGTCCTGACTTGCGTTTTTTGTAAACCACTATAAACTCTGAACTAATCGCTGAAAGGAGCGAGACATGACCGACGAACGCTTTAAGAAACCCGCTGGGGAAAGCCGCGTCAGCCGTGCGATGCAAGATCGTGCAGTAACTGAGAACCGCGAAATTTCCGATGACGAGCGAGTTGCGATGTTCCGTCAGCAATTCTTCCAGTCCTCTCTACCGGACTTGCCACAAATACCCGGCTGGCACATGTGCTGGCTTACGACGACAAACCCTCGTGATTCCATCCAGACCCGCATCCGTCTGGGTTATGAGCCTGTGAAGCCAGAAGACGTTGCTGGCTGGGAATATGCCACCCTGAAGACAGGTGACTGGCAGGGCTTCATTGGGGTGAACGAAATGCTCGCCTTCAAACTGCCGATGTCTCTCTATGAGAAATATATGCAGGAAGCGCACCATGATGCGCCTTTGCGTGAGGAAGAAAAACTTACCGACACCGCAGAGTTCCTTGAACAGCAGGCCAAGAGTTCGAAGTCGCGTCTGACAATGGGTGATGGCAACATGGAGATAGGGCAGCGTAGGGAAGCTCAGTTTGATCTTTCCTAATCACCCCTCGTTCCACTAGGAGCTACTATGTCTTCGACTAGCGCACCTTATGGCTTTCGCCCATCTTTCCACAACAGTGGTCAGATGCGCCCGAAGGCCTATGTGATCACCAGCGGCTACGCTGGCACGATCTTCTCCGGCGACCCCGTAAAGCTGACTTCCAATGGTGTCATTCAGCTTGGCACCTCTGACGGTACGCGCACGGGCACCACTGATGGCATCACGCTGCTCGGCATCTTCGCGGGTGTTGAGTATCTTGACGCCACCGGCAAGCCTACCATCTCGCCGTTTTGGCCGGGTGGCACCACCGGCACCAATATCACTGCTTGGGTCTACGACGACCCTGAGACCCTGTACGATGTCCAGTATGCCAATCCCGGCACTCCCGGCACCGACTCGGTTCAGCAGGACGTTGGCGCTGAATGCGACTGGCGCGTTGCTTCTCCCGGCGGTTCTACGGCTACCGGTATCAGCAGCACCTATCTCTCCGCTACGCAGTCTACCTCTGGCCAGTTCCAGATCACGGGCTTCGCGTATCTTATCACTGACTCCTTGACCGATGCTTATGTAAACGTCACCGTTCGTCTGAACGAGGCCGCTTACAAGGCCCCTGTCAACGCCATCTAAGGGAGGCTCTGAGCTATGGCTACTCCTATGCGCAGTACCGACTTCCGGTCGGTTGTTGAGCCCATCCTGAACGAAGTGTTCGATGGTGTTTATGATCAGCGTTCTGACGAATGGAACATGGTTTTCCGTGAGCAGAAGGGCATTCCCCGCAACTACCATGAAGAGCCCGTCCTGTACGGCTTTGGTGCTGCGCCGGAACTCCCCGATGGCATGGCGGTCAGCTACCAGTCTGGTGGCGTTCTGTTCCTCCAGCGCTACCTCTACAAGGTCTACGGTCTTGCCTTTGCGCTGACCAAGGTTCTCGTCGAGGACGGCGATCACATTCGTATCGGCCAGACTTACGCCAAGCACTTGGCGCAGTCCCTGATCGAGACGAAGGAGACGCTCTCTGCCAACGTCCTCAATCGTGCCTTCAATGGTGCGTATGTCGGCGGCGACGGTGTGTCTTTGATCGCTTCGAACCACCCCATCGTCAGCGGCACCTTCAGTAACCAGCTCACCACGGCTGCTGCTCTGTCGCAGACTTCTCTGGAGCAGATTCTGGTTCAGATCCGCAATGCTGTTGACAACAACGGCAAGCGTATCCGCCTCAATCCGACCCAGATCGTCACCGGCCCGTCTAACGTGTTTCAGGCTGAAGTTCTGCTGAAGAGCGTTCTTCGCACTGGCACCGCAGATAATGACATTAATCCTATCAAATCAATGGGATTGCTGGCTAAGGGTCAGGCGAATCTTTCGCGTATCACCTCGACCACCGCTTGGTGGGTCCAGACCGATGCGCCGGAAGGTCTGAAGCTGCTGATGCGCCGCAAGCTCGAAAAGAGCATGGAAGGCGACTTTGAAACCGACTCGATGCGCTATAAGGCCACCGAGCGTTATACTGTCGGTTGGACCGATCCTCGCGGCCTCTACGGTACGCCCGGCGTCTAACGACACCGCCCCCGCTCAGATCCTCCCCCTGAGCGGGGGCACTTCTTACCGGGTAATCCGGTGCATCAGACAGCCCCGGCTGACGACATGCAGACTGATGCG